CCTGATTATGATACGATAGCAGAATTAACTACTTTCATTCAGAAAGGTAATAGTTTTCAGGCAGAAGAAGGATGTCATGATGATCTTGCCATGTGTTTGGTTATATTTGGGTGGATGGCAATGCAAGAATATTTTAAAGAGATGCATGATAATGATGTTCGAGCTCGTATCTATGCGGATCAAAGAGATTCTATAGAACAAGATATGGCACCGTTTGGATTCATTAATGACGGACTGGATGATGATGTTATTGTAGATGCTCAAGGCGAACGATGGGAGATTGCGGAATATGGAGATATACAGCACATGTTAGACTTTAGGTGACGTTTCAAAAATATAAATAATCCTAGACAACCGATAAGGCATTCTAGGAGTATATAAACATGGCAGCCAATCAACTATCGCCTGGTGTAGTCGTACAGGAAAGAGACCTGACAACGATTACTACTTTGTCCACAGCTAACGTTGGTGCGATTGCTGCACCTTTTGAACTTGGTCCAGTGGAAGAAATTGTAGAAATCTCAAACGAGCGAGGACTCGTGGAGCGTTTCGGAAAACCAAATGATTCCAACTATGAGTACTGGTTTACTGCTGCTCAATACCTAGCGTACGGTGGAGTTCTAAAAACTATACGTGTAACATCATCTGCATTAAAGAATGCTGTTGATACAGGAACTGCTCCGCTAATTAAAAATTTACAAGATTATGAAACCACTTATGAAAGTGCAAATAATAACTTTAACTGGGCTGCTAGAACTGCTGGTGCAAAGGGTAACTCAATTGGTATATTTGTAACAGACTCTGGTGCTGATCAAATTGCTGTAATTCCTGCTCCTGGATCAGGTAACGAGTATGAGTTTGTTCAAGATGCTGCTGTTTCTGCTGCATCAGGTGCTGCTGGTAAAGTATTTAAGTACAGCATAGTATTAACGGTTGATACAATTGTTGGCTCATTTACTCCTGGTGTTGCTACTACAATTAATATCGGTGGTTCACAAGAAAGCGTTGTAGTTAATGCATGGGATCCAGTTAGTAAGAAACTTGAGGTTACACTACCTAGCGGTGGAGTAACTGGTATCATTGCTGATAACCAAGCAATTACACAGGGATCTAATACTGCTGCAATTAACGCAACTATTGAGCGTCGTCTATACATTGCACTTAATAAAGATAGCATTGAATTTGCTGCTGCTGATAGTGTTTCTGATACAAACTCTACTGCTGTTGGTATTACTTCAGTTCGTACAGAGTATAACGAGCGTGAGTATCTTCCTGGTGTTAAGTGGATTAACGTTGCTCAACGTCCTGCAACATCATCATATACAACTGGAGTAGGTGGTCATCGTGACGAATTACACATCGTTGTAATTGATATTGACGGTAAGATTACAGGAACTGCTGGTGCTGTTCTTGAAAGATTCATTGGTGTATCTAAAGCATCTGATGCAAAGAGCACAGTTGGTGAAACTAATTACTATCCTGAAGTAATCAAGCAACGTTCACAATACATCTATTGGGCAGAGCATGAGTCTGGATTATTCTCTGCTACTGCAACTGCTTCAGATGGTAACTGGGGTCTAACTGCTAACGCACGTCAGTTTAACTTACTTCGTTCTGCTACTGGTACTACATCTTATCCTGCTGGACGCACAACAATTGGTTCTGACAATAACGCAACATTCTACTACAGACTTGCTGATGGTGCTGACTATGCATCTTCAGGTGGTGAGTATACAGTTTCTAACTCTGATCTAGCAACTGCATATGGTTTGATTGCTGACCCAGAGTCACAGACAGTTGACTATATTCTTGCTGGTCCTTCAGGTGCAGATGATACTGCTGCTGTTGCAAAAATTACTTCACTTGTAAGTATTGTTGAAGAGCGTCGTGATTGCTTACTATATGTTTCTCCTCGTAGAGGAAATGTTGTTGGTGTAAGTAACTCAACAACTGCTACCGAAAATATAGTTAAGTTCTTCGATTTATTATCAAGTTCATCTTACGTTGTATTTGATTCTGGATACAAGTACATCTATGATAAGTACAATGATGTTTATCGTTACGTTCCTTGTAATGGTGACGTTGCTGGACTTTGCTTACAGACTACAGAGGTTGCAGAACCTTGGTTCTCACCTGCTGGTTTCCAACGTGGTATCTTGAGAAATGCTATTAAACTTGCATTTACACCTAACAAGACTCAACGTGATACACTCTATGCAAATAGAATTAACCCAATCGTATCATTCCCTGGTCAGGGTGTAGTACTATTCGGTGACAAGACTGCTCTTGGATTTGCTAGTGCATTCGATAGAATTAACGTTCGTCGTTTGTTCCTTACAATCGAGCGTGTTATCAGTGGTGCTGCTAAATCACAACTCTTTGAACAGAATGATGATTCACAAAGAAGTCTCTTCTTAAACATAGTTGAGCCTTATCTCCGTGATGTTCAAGGTCGTCGTGGCGTAACTGACTTCTTGGTTAAGTGTGATCAAGATAACAACCCACCAGAGGCAGTTGATCGTGGTGAATTCTACGCAGAAATATTCGTGAAACCAACACGTACAATCAACTATATTACTCTAACATTCGTTGCTACACGTACTGGTGTTGCATTTAGTGAGGTTGCGAGCTAAATAGATTTGAGTTCGAGATGGATCAGAGACCCTACGGGGTCTCTTTTTCATGTCTGAAATTATTCATTATTCTAAATATTAAAGACGGAGTACTGGTGAATAATCAATCATGGCACAAAGAGGAACTATTGACGATTTTAAAGCAAATGTCGCTGGCGACTTTGCACGTCCTAATCTATTTCAAGTAGATTTAAATTTTCCCTCTGGAATAATCAACAACTCAAGCTTGATAAATTTAGGTAAGTTGGTGTTATTGAAGTTCCTTTTAGAGGAAGAGTATTAAAGATTGCTGGAGACAGAACATTTGAACCTTGGACAATCACTGTACAGAATGACAGTCAGTTTGCTCTAAGAAGTGCATTTGAACTCTGGGCATCTTCAATTCAAGCATACAACGAGAACTTTACATCTGCTTCTGGACTAGGTGATGCAGATGATGCAAGCGGATACTTCTCTGATATGGTTGTTCATCAACTTGCTAGAGATGTTAAAGACGGTAATGCTCCAAAAATTCTTAAGTCTTATAAATTCTACAACGTATTCCCAAGTGCTATTGCTGCCATCGATCTTGATTATGGTAACAATGATGCAATTGAAGAATTTACTGTTGAACTACAGACTCAATACTGGACTCCCGTCGATTCTTCAGCATATTGATCTTCTCGAACTCGCATAAATAAGTCAGGACCAAACGTAAATTATAATGTCGCAGCTCTTTGGATTTAGTTTAGAGAGAGCAAAGAAGGTTCCCAAGGGGCCTTCTTTTGTTCAAAAGGATAGTCTAGATGGGTCACAACCAGTAGTCGGTGGTGGCTACTATGGCTATTCAGTTGACTTTGATGGTCAGATTCGGAATGAATATGAGCTCATTACCCGATACAGGGAAATGATTTTACAACCTGAATGTGATAGTGCAGTCGATGATGTAGTAAATGAAACTATATGTGGTAACTTTGATGATGTACCAGTACAAGTAGAACTTTCAAATTTAAAAGTATCTGAAAAAATTAAGAAGTTAATCCGTGAAGAGTTTGATGAAATTCTTCGTCTTCTTGATTTTGATAACAGATCATACGAGATCTTCCGTCGATGGTATGTTGATGGGAGACTTTTTTATCATAAAGTAATTGATCCCAAACAACCAAGGAAGGGATTAGTTGAACTTCGTTATATCGATCCTCGTAAGATTCGTAAAGTTATTGAGTATGATAAAAAGAGTCCTGATCAATTAAGAACTCAAGATCTTAATACTCAACTAACACAAACTAGTGCATCTTATTTCTTATATAATCCAAAGGGATTAAGAAATAGTACCAATCAAGGTTTGAAGATTGCTCCTGATTCAGTTTGTTATTGTCATTCAGGTATTCAAGATCTGAATAAGAATATGACGTTGAGTCATTTACATAAAGCAATTAAGGCAGTCAATCAGTTAAGAATGATTGAAGACTCTCTTGTTATCTACAGATTATCAAGAGCACCAGAAAGAAGAATTTTCTATATTGATGTAGGTAATCTTCCGAAGAATAAAGCGGAGCAGTACCTACGTGAAGTAATGGGTCGTTACAGAAACAAACTTGTATACGATGCAAACACTGGTGAGATCAAGGATGACAAGAAGTTCATGTCTATGCTCGAAGACTTCTGGTTACCGAGACGAGAAGGTGGACGAGGCACTGAGATCTCTACGCTCCCAGGTGGACAAAATCTTGGCGAACTTGAAGACGTAAAGTATTTCCAAAAGAAATTATACAAGTCATTAAATGTTCCTAACTCTAGACTAGAAACAGAAACTACATTTAACATCGGACGTGCTGCAGAAATCACACGTGATGAAGTTAAATTCCAGAAGTTTGTTGCACGTTTACGTAAGAGATTCTCTGAATTATTTGTAGATCTTCTTAAAACACAACTAGTTCTCAAAGGTATTATTTCTATTGAAGAGTGGGAAGAATATAAAGAACATATTCAGTTTGATTACATTGCTGATAATTATTTCTCTGAACTTAAGGATATTGAAATCCGTAACGAAAGGATGAATGAAGTTAATCAGATGGATCCTTATGTTGGTAAGTACTTCTCTCTTGAGTATGTACGTCGTCAGGTACTTAAACAGACTGATCAAGAAATTAAAGAAATAGATAAGCAGATTGAAAGGGAGATGGAAGAAGGTCTAATCTCTGATCCTGCAATGGAATTGGAGATGGGTATGGAAGGTGATCCTGCTGCAATGGGTGGTCCACCTGCTGCAAATGGAGCACCTGCACCAAACCAAGAATCACAAGTTTCTCCCGCAGATCAACGGAGAGGAGAATTTTAATAAATAAATAAGAAAGTGGAGTTATTATGCCTAGTGAAATAGCACAATCTATCGTAAACAACATCTTTGCTGATGATAAAGCGAAAGCGATTGATGCAACAAATGATGCTTTGAGTGCGGCTTCTTATGACGCAATCCAAGCAAAGAAAATTGAATTTGCACAACAGTGGGGGTTTAATCCAGATGAAACTGGACAAGCAACTGCTGATGAACTTGCAGACAATTTACCTGATGGTAGTGAAGCACCTGAACTTGCACCTACTGCTACTGAAATTGCTCAACAAGAGCAAGAACCAGAAGTGGAGCAACCTGAAGCAAGTGCCGAAACCACTGATGAACAACCTGTAGAGGAGCCAACAGATGAGACTAATAGCTGAAGAAATATCACAAGCAGATTTCCTCATTGAGGATTCTAAAGATGGTAAGAAAAACTATTATATTGAAGGTGTTTTTCTACAAGCTGAACTGCAAAACAAAAATGGACGTAAATATCCATTGAGTACACTTCAGCGTGAGGTTGCTAAATATGATGAGAATTATATTAAAGGTGGTCGTGCTCTTGGAGAGTTAGGTCATCCTGAAGGGC